ATGCCGGGTTTGCGCATCTTCTCCTTGGAGCCTTCTTTGATGCGCTCGCGCTTTGCTGCGATGTTTGCGTACAGACCCTTCATTTTTTGCCTTTCTTTGCCTTGGCCTTTTCGGCCACGCTCAAGGCAATGGCCACCGCCTGCTTCTGCGGCTTACCAGCCTTGACCTCTTTCTTGATGTTGGAAGAGACCGTTTTTTGAGAATAGCCTTGTTTCAGTGGCATAAGTTCACCTCGCTTGCGCGTGATTTTCGCACCTTTACGCCAGCCGTGGCACATTCCTTCGCAGAGGCTTGGCCCAGTTCTTGGAGCCACCAGTGGAGCCGTACATGCCCGTGGCCGCGTCCCCGGCAAACGTCAGGATCAAAGAATCGGCGCAGTCGGGTGACTTCAGGCCGCGCTTCTTGATGTCCTCCTTGGACTCCACACGGGTCTTGCCGGTGGAACTGAACGTGTACCGCACGGTGGCCAGCTCTGCTGTCAGGCGGCTGTCGTCGGGGATGCGGCAATCCCTTTTCTCAAACCACGCCTTGCACTTGTACCAAAGCTCGGCCTTCAGGTTGGCATACGTCTGGTTGGGCGAGAAGCTAGGGCTTTCGCTCACGTTGATGCCCACCGCAGGCAGGCCCAGCTCCTTCAGCCGGTCCACCACGCCAGCGCCCAGCCCGATGCTGTCCACCATGATCGACTCGGGCTTCTCCTGCTCCTGCTGCGCCTCGTACTCGGCCACCACCGCCCCGGTCAATTGCATCAGGTCCAAGTTGCGCCACACCCGGCTGGCCTCGGTCACCGTGTTGCCCCGTCGCTTGGTCAGGCTGGAGCTGTCCGAGCCAAACCGTGCCACGTCCAGCCCCCAGATCATGGGCGCGTACTTGGTCGGGGCCACGTCGCGGTTCTTTGCCGCCTCAATCAGCTCCATGGAGATGATGGTGTCGTCGTCCGACCTCGGGAACTCGCCCAGCACGCGGATGCGGTACGCGTTGCTCTCCTCGCCATACCGGCTCTTCATCTCCTCCACGTACTCAGTAGAAACCCTTGGTGAGTCCACGCACGACACCCGGAACGTCACCCAGTCGCTGGAGAGCCGGTTGTGCGTGTCGTAGAAAAACCCACTGGAGCGCGTCGGGTTACCCAGCAGCAACGTCACCGCGTTGTGGCCGGACATCGATCCAGCCGCAGCCTCAAACACCTGCTCGGGCACGCCGGACGCCTCGTCGGCCACCAGCATCACGTTGTCGCTGTGGATACCCTGCAGGGCTTCAGGCTGCTCGGCCCGTGATGTACGCGCCGAGATGAACATTTCGTCCGGTGCGGCGTTGAACACAATGCGGTCCTGCTTGACCGTCACCAAGTCTTGCAGGGGCTGAGGCATCTGCAGCACCCACCGCTTCAGCTCCGCGAACATGGCGTCGAACAGTTGCGAGCTGGTCGGTGCCGTGACCACCACCTTGACCGGCGAGCGGGTCATGAAGTACCAGAGCATGGCCCACGCGCTGGCCGTGGACTTGCCCACGCCGTGGCCGGACCTGACACTCACGCGCCGGTTGCCCTTGGCGATGGCCATCAAGAACTTGATCTGCCACTTGTCCGGCGTCACCCCCAGCACCTCGTCCACGAAGGCCACCGGGTTGTTCTGGTATCTCTCGACCCACTCCTCAAAGACGTTGCGTTTTGTTTGTGTCATAGAAGCGCGGCTCCAAGTTGGTTGAGTTGCTCAGTACGACGACTTGTCAGTGTGGCTCGGTGGAGCGCCTCCAATACGGCTGGGTCTACCCTCCTGAACGGCCAGAATGCACTTGGCGTAGATGTGCTCAAGGGTGTGCCTGAGACGCAGGGCTTCTTCAATGGCCGCGTCACGCTGGTTTCTGATTTGCTTGTTTTCATGCTGCAGGTCTGCGACCAGCAGGTCGAGTTCTCGTTCGTTCATCTTGTTCTCCAAATTCAATGATGTTGGTCAACCGGGTGATCCGCTCTTGGTGATATTGCGCCATGGACCGAGCGTACTCCTCGGCGCTGTGCGCCTTGAGCAGCTCGCGCCGTGCTTGCTCCAGTTCCTCGGCCACCATCTCGTCAGCCGTCGGTGGCTGGAAGATGTGGATGAAGTCCGCAAAGATAGTCTTGATCATGGTGCTGGGCAGTCCTTCGGAATCTCGGCCACGCAATACACCGCGACGCTCGGGACCGCCCTTCCAGACACCCCATCGGTGTTGGGCGTGTAGCCGCTCACGTACACGTCCACCATGCTCTTCAAAACCGCACGCACCCGAGACGGTCCAAGGCTCAGTGCCGACGCGATCTGCGTCACGGTCTGCCCTTGGTGCTCTCGTAGGTGGTTTCGGATCACCTCGTCCGTGTGAATCGCCATTACTTGGCCTCCGTCTTTTGTTGAATCAAATCTTGGTCAAGGTACTGGCCCAGCATAAACGCCGACAGCACCAGCAGAAAAACAGCGAGGGTCTTCATGCGGCCATCCAAATCATAGTAAACATAAACGCGATTCCAACCAGCGCGGTTGCGATGATCACGTAAAGGATGATCTCTTGCATTTTTTCCCAGTTCATCGTTTCTCTCCCCACAACACCCAGCCCACGATCAAGCCAAACGCCGCGCCAAAGGCCAGCAGCAACATGATTTGGATTGCTTCGTTCATGTGTTCTTCTCCTTGAGTTTGGCTTCGATGGCTTGGTAAAACGCAAGTGGGTGCGTTGTGGTTTCTTCAATATCCAAAACCTCGTCTCGGCTCAACCCCACCCAAGGCTTTGGCGCAACAGGCCACGGCTTACCATCGTGGTAAGTCTTCACAGGGACGGGTTGTGGTGCGGTGTAAAAGGCTGTGCCGGAGTTAAACAGTCTTGCCGGGTTTGTTGGCAACACAACGCATTGCCCACCGTAGTAACCAGACACGACAGCCACAGGCTCCTGCACAGGGACGGGTTGGGGTGCGGTGTAAACGCTGCCATGCTGTCCTGCTTCATTGCTGCCAGTGCAGTCCAGTTGGTGATCGCTGGCCTTTGGGCATCGCTTATTGCCGCACTCGGGGCACAAGATCATTTGCGTCATGGAAAATGGAAGGCCATTGACGGTGTTGTGCTCGTTGCACTTGTGACACCAACACTTCACAGGGACAGATTGTGCCAACAGTGCCTTGATGTCTTTGAGGACGCGCCCAATAATCTCCTCGTCATAGTCCTCAAGCCCGGTCGCAGGGTACAAGACATCTCTGATGCGCTCAAGCTCGGCGCGTTGCTGTTCGTTCATCGCACCACCCCCACTACAACAGCCAACACACCGCCACCGATGGCACCGAGCACGATGCCCAGCCACAGCGCGGCCCAGTACTTCACGGTCTTTCGCCATGCGCTTGGACCCCATGCCATAGCGGCGTGGTACCGCTGGCCCACCTTGCCGGGGCTGATGCCGAAATGCTCCTGCTCGAATTGTTCTCTTGAGGTCATGCTTCCCTCGCCTCAAGCATGGAGTCGGCCATGTCGTATGCCAACCGAGCAATTGTTCCTTGTGTAACATTTGAAAAAGCTGGGTCGGCAAGGTATGTCGGCACCACCTTGGCCGCGAAGTAATCGCGCAGGGTCATGCCGTCTGGACCGATTCCCTTGATATACCGTGGGCACGGGAAAGCTGGCCCACCTGTGTTTGTGTTGTTCATTTCTGCTCCTTGCTTTGGACTAAAACCGACACGCTTGATATGACGAAGTTGTGTTCTTTTCCCTTTGCAGATACCCAATCACTGAACTCTTTCATCAACTCCTCGGTTGGTATCGGGTAGAACGACGCCACCTTCAAGGTAAACACCAAGTCTTGTGTCACTGCGTGTACGCTGCTCATTTGATTCTCCGTTCACAGTATTTGTTGATCTCTTTGATGGCCCGTGGCTCACTGCCATCAAACCACCACGCGGTGCATTGCTTGTAGAGTTCAGCCCCACTCATCAAGGCCCGCTCACGCCCATCCCCGTAGCCCTGCTCGTAGCCTTTGGTGAAGGCGTAGCCGGTCATGATGTAGAGGGACGCGGCCAGCGCCAGTCCGACAATCAGATACTTCATTTGATCCCCTTCAGTTGCTCGGCCCGTCCGGCCCGGATTTCTTTCCTGATGTAGGCGATGGCTTTCTCCATCTGGCCCACCGTCACCACGTCCAGCAGCTCGTCGTGCAAGGACATCAGGTCTCTTAACGCCTGCATCTCCGGTGCCCTCAACGTCGTGCCCTTCCCAGCGTTGGCCCGGTCGCAGACGTCCATCAAAGCCGCCCCAGACCGCACCAGCGTGCCGTCCACGTCCGCGCCACCCAGCACAACCATCAGCCCCTCGGTCACGTTCCGAGCCGCCACCACCGTGTCCAGATGGGGCTTCCCAGCCAAGCCCTTCATCAGGGTCTCCATGGCCATGTGGTTCTTGAGCTTCCAGTCCACCACATAGGTGCCGTGGTCGGCCAAGAGTGTCGAACTCTCCACCACGTACGCCACCGGGTCGGTGAGCACGGGCTTGGGCCTGTACTTGCTGCGCTTTCTCATAGCGATCCACCCGGCAACCAGCCACACACGGCCATCACGCCAACAACGATCAGCCCAATCTCACAGGCGATCCACACAATTCGGTCTTGCAGTTCCATTCGTTTTCTCCGGTTTAGTTAAAGAAATTTAATTTTCTCAGACAAGTATTCACCCTGTCAACAATTATTTTCAGCCAATCTTCTCCAGCACCCGCGACACGGTCACGGCCTGCCACACACCACGCTTGCTGGGCGTCAGTACCCCCATCTCGTTCAATCTTTTAGCCGCCTCGCGCAGCCCACCACCAGCCGCCACCGCCTCGCGCACCACGTCGGCCAACTCAGCAGCACGGGCAGCACCCGCGGCACGATTAGCCGCAGCCGCCTTCTCCACGCCCACAGACGTGCCAGCCGCACCACGCGACCCACCGAGCTTCACGCCACGCTCCTTGGCCTGCACCAGTGCCGCCTTCGTGCGCTCGCTGATGCGGCGGGATTCAAACTCGGCCATCCCGGCCATCATGGTCAGCTGCATCCGTCCGGCACTGGTCGTCAGGTCCATCTCCGGCAAATCACCAAACAGGATCGGCACGCCACTGTCGGCCAAGCCAAGAAGGAACTTGGCATCCCGCGCCAGCCGGTCCAGCTTGGCCACCACCAAAGTCCCGCCCACGTTCTTGCAAAGCTGCATGGCCATCTTCAAGGCCTGACGGTCGCAGTTGGTCCCAGACTCCACCTCGGTGAACTCCTTGACCAAACCCCACCCACGGGCCGCAGCCATCTGACGCACCACGGACCGCTGGCTGTCCAGCCCCAAGCCCGAGCGACCCTGCTCCTCTGTGCTCACCCGGTAATACGCAACAACACGTGACATCGGTTTCTCCGTTTAAAAAAATTTTTTTTCGACAAGGGGATTGTCGGTGTGTTCGGGTGTGCGTGTCAATGGGGTGTGGGTAATAAATTAAAAATTTTTTTTAAGGGATTGAGGTATGTGGAGTGCCGCATCTGCCGCCGCCCCCGCCGCGCCGGGGACGGGGGGGGTCCACGCGCCGGACGGGCTGGACGGCCACCGATGGGCGCACAGCACACGCAAGGGTCGTTGCGTGTGTTGTAACACCCCCTGTCAGACGTCTATGACGACGCTTGCTGGGCGCTTGCGCAGGCTGTCCAGCGCCATGTCCCCAAGGTTCAGGTTGACGGTCATGCCTGCCTGATCCCCGTACTGCGCCTTATTGAAGGCCTTGGCCATGCGCCAACGGTTCTCGGCACGCAGCTTGGCCACGGCCACGTCGTCGGGCGTCGCGGCATCCACGATGTCGGCGGTCTGCTCGACAAGTGAGTGAGCGCTCACCTCGCGTGCGCGTGCGAGGGCAGCCGTCCGCTCCTCGCTCTTGTTCACCCAGTCGTAGAACCTACCCGCGCTCACTCCGATCTCTGCGCACAGTGACACGACCGTCTGTCCCGAAGCGACCCGGTCGAGGATGCGATCCTCACCACCGAAGGCGTGTATGGCCTTGTTGGTCTTGCTCATTTCCTGCTTGGTGTGGGTTTCCATGGCCTGCTTGTCGGCTATCTCCGCGATGGTTGTCATCCCAAATACTCCTCAATCAATCGGTACGCCTCATCGGCCCCTCTTGCCACAAGACACAGGTATCCCTCTTTGTTCAACCGTGTCGCCAAATCCCTTTGGGCCGCACCGACGACCCCCACATCTGTCTTCATCTCCACGAATAGCCCGTGGAACCCCTTGGAAGGCCTCAGGACGCACAAATCCGGCATACCCGCTAGTACCCCCTCACTTGCGAGTCTAACGCGCTCTGAGGCCGTTCTATCGCCTCCATTCGGTATCGCCGCGATGATAACCCCCGGATGGAACGCACGCACCCGCTGCACCACCTTCACCTGATCTTGGTGCTCGACGTATTTTCGGCCCCTCTTCACTCCCACCATGCTGCACCACCTTCCCTGTCGCCAACCTTGGTTACCGGTGCGTCCATGATGTCAGCAAACAGGTGGCAGCGGTGTCGCATGCCCTTCTGGATCGCTGGCAGGTCTGTGGCGTCGCAAGTCCGCTGCATCCACTCGACCCGTGCCCACCCGTTGTAGATTTTGACGCTGTCCCACATCCAACTGAACGCCGGATGGTTGACCTTTCTAAACTTCTCAAAGTCGTCGGACTTCCAGCTCTGACTCATCTCCTTTTCGGAGCACTGTTGGCACCACTCGCACAGCACCCGGTCGTCAAAACCATCACCGTCCCTTCGACCCGCAGCGGTCACCATTGGCATGGCCACAACACAAACATCAGTATTACTTTCCAGCGCCATCTCATCCTCCAGTTTTTTGATCACCCAATTCTCTCAACAATCTCACAAAGTCGAAGGGACGTCCCAAAAGACATGTGTCCCTTCGTCCCTTCGACTTTCCTCACTGAAAACTCTCCACATCGCGGGTGTACTTGGTGGCCTAGTGGCCCACCAAAGTACACACCTCCGATGCGCTTTGTCGAAGGGACGTCCCTTCGACCGTCCCTTCGACGTCCCTTCGTCCCTTCGACTTTTTAGTCATGCAATTCGACCCAAGAATTGGTGGCCGCATCTGGCGCAAACCTCGCAAAAACTGCACCCACCACATGGGACTTGATATCCCCTCTGGAGCTTCCCGGTATGGCCGAGAACACCTCGTTCCAGTCCAGTCGGTAGGCGTTTGCGTTGTCGGGACTCCTTGGGGCGTTCTTGCCCTTGCGGATAACCACGCCCTCTGGGTGGGCGTTGAGTATTGATTGGACGAAGGCGCAGGCCTCGTCTGCCTTGTCTTGGGCGCGTTGGGTGACGGCCTGCTGCTGCCGGTCCTGCTGGATAGACTCCCGGTCGGTCTCTGAGGACTCGTAAGGTATGGCGACTCTTAGGAGCTTCTCCTGCGGGTCGCCGTCTTGGTCGATGGTCAGTTCCGGGAAGACGTGCGACTCAAACCGGACTTCACGGAACTTGGGTTCGTACCGGAGCTTGGCCAAGCGGAGGTATCTTGTTTTATCGTCGTCGATGAACAGGACGGAGGTCTGGGTGGCGTCACCGGTGAAGGCACTGGCACCACGGGCCATGGCGTCGGCGTCTTGCCGGTTGATGGTCTTGGGTGTGTGGGTGATGATGGTGATGGGCGTGTCGAGCTGGTGGTAAATGGTCTGTTTGAGCGCGGCCATGAAGCTGCCGACCTCGGAGTTGTCGTTCTCGTTCTCCAAGTCCATGGTGGAGTTGGCCGTGTCGAGGATCAGGTGGGGCCGGATGCCGTTGACCGTGTGGTTTAGGACATTGGTCGAGAGCTGTAACAGGTCGATCACGTCGGATCGCTTGGCGTCGATCACCACGATCCAGTTCTGGATGTCTGCCAAGCCAAAGTGCTTTTTGTAGGCGTAGAGCGTGTCGATCACCTGCGAGCTGTCCTCAGTCACGATGATGGTCTTTCTGGGGCG